CATGCTGTTGGGGCGCGGGAACGCTGCCACCTGCATTCAGCTCATCAATATTCAGACCATCATCTGCAGTTCCTTCCGCATTCAGATCATCGCCCAGTACAGTTTTGGTTGTTTTAGCCATATCAGACCACCGTCGCGCAGAGGGATGCATTTACCCGGCTCGGAATAACCAGCGGAGAGGATTGCATCAGAATAAGACGCTGGGCCGGATCTTCTTTCACCCACGATTTTGGCGCATAGGCCAGAGGACCGTAGTTAAATGCCGGGTCAAGGATAACGCCAAAGGCGCGGGTACCCATCAGATCGGCGCCAGACATAATCACAGCGCCGTCGGGGATCATCGGCTTCTCGACATTATCAAGTGGGTCAATAAACCAGTCGTTATATAACCAGAGGTCAAAGTTACCCCAGCGCCCTTTATAAATAGCGCCCTTCATCGCCTGTGGGCCAGCATTAATCTGGTTACCAAACGGGCTCAGCGCCGGGAACGTGATGGCGTTATCTTTGATGGTGGTATCCAGTCGGAACGCCCGCCATGATTTGCTTGTGAACACCAGATCCGTTGCGACGGAACCGGATTCTTTCAGGAAAAGTGTCTGCCAGATTTCAATATCATCAGAGGGCTGGGTATTGGTGGCACCAACGGCAACCGTCAGCGGCCACTTATCGGAACCACTCAGGGTAATAGTCAGATCCGGAGAGCGCCCGAAATCCACCACTTTGGTTTCATAGCCTTCCCCGGCAACCGTGACGGTACCGGACACCAGCGCACTCGCCGCCATCCACTCCAGGCGACGGTTGATCATGTCAATCTGATCAGTCATCTCAAACTGCAGGTTCAACATTTCGCGTTCTGCGGCTGTATATTCACCGCCAATACGCTCACCGATCTGACGGCGGATAGGTTTACGCAGGTCCGGCGCCCGCTTGTCTTTGATGTAAGCCGGTTTGAAAGTATTGGTCTGGTATTTACGGGACTCGACCAGCTTGCCCTCCACCAGTGGGGAGACAAATGGCGCCATACGACGCAGGCCGACATCCACGTCAATCGCCACTTCTTCAGTCTCATAAGTCACGACGTTCGGGAAGAAGCGATCAAGCAGCCAGTTCTGACTGGTTTTCAGGTTAGGAACGACCTGCACCAGCACACTGGTATCATAAATATTTTCCATATTCAGTCTCTTGCTAATGCCAGCCGCACGCTGGCATAAATTTTAAATGGGTCGGCGCCTGCCGTTTAAAGCATCCGCCAGGAGAGATGAGGGATAAATCAGGAGGTGGTTAAAGGCGCCTGGGCGCTGTCTTTCAGGAAGATGGCCAGCGGACGTAGTGCTGTTTTCAGTTCCGGCGCAGTCCAGGAAGTGTCAAAAATAATATGATTCTGGTTGAACTCCCCCATCAGATACAAGCCACCGGACTGATCGCCATGGGTGGAAGCGTCAACATCATCAACCAGAATCGCTGCCGGCGTCTCGCTACCATCCGTTGCGGTTTTCACACTGACTGTGTATTTACCACTGGCAGTGATCATGCCAAGCACAGTGCCACGCTTATACACGCCGCCGGTGATAGTGCCGGTATCGGTGACCAGTTGCAGCGTACCGGCAACCAACTGATCCGGCATAAACACTGAACTCTTCATGCCTGGTGCAAAGGCATTCTGACCAAATTGATCCATTATTTCTCTCCTTTAATGGAGTTGTAGAGGCCGGTCATCTGGTTTACCAGTGCCGATTTACCGCTCTCTTTCTTGCCACTGTCCGGATTCAGACGGGCCTGATGGCTGTCCTGCATCCGTTGGTCAAGTGAACGCTTGCGGGTTGTGGCTGGCTGTGAAGCTGGCGCGGTTGAAGCCAGAACATTGATAGCGGCAGCAGAGCTCATGCCGGTATTGAATGCCAGCGACGCAGCCAGTGAAGGATTCGCCGCAGCGTGCTTACTGCCGAAGATACGGGCACAACGTTTACGCTCGGCGGCGCGGGCATTTTTCACCGCCTTACTTTCTTTGCGGTTATCGTCGCCGTCATCTTCGGAATCGTCATCGTCTTCCGCCGCATCCGGGTCGTCACCGTCATCTTCAGCGTCATCATCACGCTCGTCGTCTTCCGCGTCATCTTCGCGTTCATCGTCCTCGGCATCATCTTCGCGCTCATCCTCTTCCGCGCGACGGCCTTTCGCTTTTTTGGCTTTTTTGTCTTCTTCCTCTTCGGAAGCAGTCGCGCCACGGCCAATGAGATGAGCAAAACTAAATGTCTTTTTCTTCGCCATTTCAGGCTCCTGTTTTTTCAAGTAAGTTTCTGAACGCAGCATCAGGAGGACACACCTCATCAGCCAGTCCAAGTTCCACACCATCAGCAGCCATAAAACAGGCAGCCTGAGTACTTTTGATAACCTTTGCGCTAATCCCCCGATTTCTGGCGACGGTATTCACAAACAATTCGCCCATGGTGTTGATATCCTGCTGAATAGCCGCCAGCGCTTCATCTGACAGTTCTCTCAACGGTGACCCCTCAGCCTTACGAGAACCGTAGGTGATGATGGTGACCTTGAGACCGTCATCTTTAATCCGCTGGGTCCAGTCAAGGTGCATGGTGATCACGCCGACTGAACCCACGCCGCCGGTGCGGGGAACAGAAATCCGGTCCGCTGCGCTGGCAATGGCATAGGCAGCGGAATAAGCGGATTCCGTCAGAATTGCATGAATGGGCTTTTTCCCGCGGGCGCCGTAAATGACATCGACCAGATCGAAACATCCCGCGACCTCGCCGCCAGGCGAATCAATATCAAGGCAAATCCCGGAAATATCGGGATCTTCCATGGCGGTCAGAAAGGCCTGACGAATGCCGTCATAGCCGGTCATGCCACTGTACGGACGCAGGCTACCCAGCTTTTGCACCAGCGTCCCGCTAATCGGGATAACCGCAACGCCCAACACATTGTCATAACCCGGATCGCTACGGGTTTCCCGCCCCCGGTTATCGTCATATCCATACCAGTCATCATCCATGGCAAGAGAGGATTCGATTTTACTGATGCCAAACCGGTCCATAACGGATGCCATGATGACTTCAGCTTTACTTGGGTGCAGCGCCAGCGGTGTATTAAAAAGGCGCTGGGCCAGATGAGGTAGATTCACTTTTCCTCCGGATCGGTAATTGTCTGGCTGGCGAACTGGTCCGCCTGCGCCCAACTCGGTAATGGCAGCCCGCGCTTCAGGCAGGACTCAATTTCCCGCTGGCGCTGGTCAAGAATTTCCTCCCAGTCTTCACCCACGTTTTCACCCACTTCAATTTCGAGAGTGGAAAGACCGGCATCGAGGCCAAGGATGGCGCCTTTTTTCTCCGCCACCGGATCCACCCATCCACGCCCCGGCCCCATCCAGCGCGCACGTGAATACGCCGCCCGGGCATCAACAAAATCGGGAGCATTAGTCGGAAGGGGTAAATCCTCGTTATCGTGAACTTCTTCAACGAAGGCGGTCAGAATGGGTTGTGCAAATCCAGTAGCAAAATCATCGCGCCTGCGAGTGAGTGTTTTCCATGCCTCCAGCAAGGAAGATCGCGCAGAGCTGTAATTCACATCAGACCAGTCCTGAGTAACCTGTTGAGGAGATAACCCCGTACCGGATGAGAAATTACGCAGCACTGCGGATTCAAACACTTCAAAGTTGCTGTACGGCCGGGCCGCATTGACCGTATTGATTTTTTCACCGGGGTACATAATTGGCATACGTGCGCCGTTCTGCAGCGTTAACCGACGGTCTTTGTGGAACTCGATACGTCCGTCCTGATATGCACCAAGACTGGTATCATCGAAATTCTCTCCCAGTGCCGCCTGGACCATTTCAGGGTCATAAGGCGATTCGATGTAGGCCGCAAAAATAGCGTTCAGGATCGCGGCTTCCAGCTCACTCTCGTCATATTTCACCAACATTTTCAGGCGCTGGATGACAGGGGTGAGAATTCCGTTACCCCGGTGCTGTGCACCACGTTCATGATCAAAGTCGTGAACGACATGAGGGCGCCCCCATGCGGTTTCGCGCGGGATTCGTCGCCATGTCATTGTTTTGGCGCCACTCCACCAGTCACCGATATGGGCTTCCCGGAAGTGGTAAGCGACGGGAGCTCCATCAGCATCTATTTCAACCCCGCCGCGGATATTCGGCATATCAAAATTCTGCTGCGGGTTGCTGAGTCTGTCAGGATCCACAATCTGTACTGTCGTAGCATAACGCCCTTTTCCACGACCCAGCCGATCAAGTCGATACTCCAGAACGGAGACGGCATCACCATCAATCAGCTTGTGTCGGAAACCCAGACGTAGCATTTGCGGCACCGTCAATTTGCGCTCAACATCGCAGTATCTGCCCGGATCATACGCCCATGTGCGCCAGTGTGAGGCAAGCGCTTTACCGTACTCTTCCGCCCAAACCGCGTCGAAGCTCTTATTGCCCGTCATCATCCGCAAAACCCGGTAGTCTGGTTTCATTATGGGCCTGAAGTTCGCTCCAACTGCATTATCCAGCAAACGCGTAACTGCGCCGTTCGCCCACCCATCATTTCGCACCAAATCCCGAGCACGGGAAACGATACGGTCACGGTAGATATTGATTTCATTATCCGGCGACCATAACGCGGGCTGCCAGTTTGCCAGTTGATCACTGAAGGAGTCCGCGGCGTCATATGGCACCCGGCTACCACCTGTCAACATTCTGGGTTTTGGTGCCTGATAAGGTCTTCCGTCCGGACCAAGGATTTGCACTTTATTCATCAGAATCTGAACCTCACTGGCTTCCGTGGCCGGGCGACAATTCCCAGTTGCGCCTGCAGCAACTGAATCAGCGCCAGCAGGTCGGCGAGAGAGCTTTGCTGATAGGAGACTGAGCGCGTCCCATCACCCTGCGTATAGGAGAATGAGACGCCCCGGCTGCCGGTAGTCAGATCGATATAAGCCTGCTGCGCTTTCTGCAGAGCGTCTCTGAGTTGCTCATCAGTCATCCCACCAGCAAGTAAGCTCGTGTTTCGGTTAAACATGGTTTTCCTTATTGCGGCAGAAGTTTCGAAATTTTCTTACGCTTAACGGGAGCGCTGATTTCCTCCACGATGGCGCCCGGTAACTCGTAATTGATTTTTTCTTCTGGCTCGACTGGCGCCGGCAGGAACTTATCGGGATCGGCCTGAAGGTTAGCGGCCCGAACATTGAGTTTTAACCCCATATGTTTGAGCCCGCACAGCGCGGCATAGCTGTATACGAGACAGTCGAGCGCTTCGTTCGCCCGGCCGGGAATGGGCTCCCAGACACTGAATCGCTGTCCGGCCACCACTTTGTAAACCAGTCGCTCTGCCAGTAGCTGGTTGAAATATCCGAGGTCACGATCATCCGGGAAGTGCATATAGCCCGCACCTGCAGTACCTAAAGCAGGCGGTTCAAGATGCAGACGACCACGGACAACATCTTTAGCAGAGTTCACGCCAAGTATAATTGGCCTGAAGCTGGCTTTACTTTTCGATGTCGGTCGCTTGGTTGGCCAGACGGGGTTGCGTTTGCCCCCCTGGGCAGACTCCCCCTTGATAGCCCAGATACGACGCCCAAGGCGCTCTTTACAGAACTCATAAACTTTTTGGGTATGGTGACCACCGGAGTCCATACATGCAGCCAGAATATTCAGCCCTCGCCCGTCACCTCGTCGCCATATCTGTTTCAGATACGCATCGAGGCGCTTCCACGGTTCCTCAGTTTCCAGATCGCCATAAATGACGTCATGCGCAACTGACCACGATTCCTCGTCCCGGCCCCAGCCAGTGATCGTTATTTCGAATCGGTCATCCTGGGTATCGACGCCGGCAGTTAACAATGCCACGCCATCAGGAACGACGGCCGGAAAGACTTCACGGCGCGCCAGCAGAACATCAACCGGGAGCTGTTTCCCATGGTTGGGCCGGTGCGGCAACCCCAGCTGGGTGTTCCACCAGGCCTGTTCTTTATCCGGATCGCCTTTTGCATCGAGGTATTTTTTCGCAATATCCGATGGCTTGTCTTTTTGCCAGGGACTGAAGAGTTTTGACGCCTGGTACCCGGCGTGGTGATTATCCAGCGCCTCGGCCCCGCAGT